CTCAAGTTTGAACTCCAAATTTTATCCCAGTTTGGTTTGGGGACGTGTGTCTATCCATAATGCTCAGACACGTTGAGCTACCGTCGAATGGATGAATCAGGCCATTCTGCGCGTGACGGTAAAGTGTTGATGTTCTCGCACAAGGACTCGACGTAAGGCTGGAAACCTACGGGATGCCTAGCCGATGGCTTTGCAACGTCAACACGGCGGACATATTTCTGATAATAGTCCACCCAGTCATCTGGTACGTTGCAGAGTGTTTGCATAGTTGGAATGGGCTTCAGCTCGCTACAGTCATCTAAGTAACGTTCTAACTTCCGCTGCTGACCCAACGTGATTCCATACAATTTCTCTACAAGCAGTCTGGTGTTCATAGGTGGTTCGATTCGCTTAATCTTTTTCTCGTCAGCCAATGCATTCAAAAGCTGCTCTCTCTCCCACATATTGAACCTCCCCTTTTCAGTGATGAACTTACGAACATCAACTGAACGGGTTACACGCAATCCATACTGCGCCAGTGAACTGATAATTGGACACCCAGGATACTGGTGTGCCATTGACAGCGCCTTGCAACGAAGCAGTTGTTTCAGTACACCGCTACGCGCTGCAACATACTGATGATTGGACCAACCGAAGGAAGCAAGGACCTCCCTAGGATCAGTCACGTTGACCAAATCACCAGCATCGAACACGAGACCACAAAAGGACATGGTCTCAATTGAGTCATGAAATTCTACCTTGCAATTAAGCCCGAGCATTGCGAACTGCTCTGCTGTTGGACGGGGCCCAGTCATGACTGCGGCGGAGTCGTCACCTTCCACCACAGCCTCGATATGGGTACACCCGTTCAGCTCGGCCAGAAACAGCAACACCATGAGGTTGGTGAAGCCGTTGCCCAGTGAGGTGTTCATCTCACCAGACATTCTGGTACAAGGTACACGGACCGTGAAGTCTTTAAACTCACATACATTCTCACCTCCGGTGGCATCTTCAACGAGGTCCATCCACTCTTGTCCCTCGGGTAAACGTGATACCATATACCTATACAGCTCAAATTCACAACAATCCATCAATAGGAGTGTGAACAGTGACTCAAACGCTGAATAGTCTGCTCCAAAAAACTTTGCACCCTCAATGTGAAGGAGCTTCCGGATGTAAGCTGGCCGCTCGGCGATCGGAATCTTCTTTATAAAAGCACGATGCTTGAAGACTTCTTTCTCGATGAGCCGAAAAATTGGCCCAACCGTCGCCTTAAACTCGTCAGATCGCGAGTTAATTGACCTGGCGTGTTTATACGCCGGGTAGGTTTCGTCTTTGATGAACGACTTGCAGTTCTTATACTTTGACCCTTTGTGGTGTATATTGTTCATCCGTCTGAATTTGTCAAGAAGCTCTTTCTTCCTCAAGTTAGTGTATTTACAAGTTTCAAGCCAGGCCTCAATACTGCAATCAGAGTTTGGGTCCAAAGGCACGAAGTTTTCACGCACAAACTTCCTGACAAAAAGACGAAACTTTTCCATCAATTCCACATTTGGTTCGGGAGGTTTCGTTGTGAAGCGCTTTTGCGCCCCAGCCAAAGCGGTTGGCACGTCGGTTTGATCCACATGGGGCAATGCCATCCCCTCGGAATGGCATCCCAGTGACACTGCAACAGGTGGTCTTAACTGAACATCTGTCATCGTTCTGATTTTGAACTCTGTGTCTTCTTTCACAGGTCCAATGTCAGGCAGTGGCACTTCTCCAATGCGGTAACCATACGCAACCAGTCGCTCTTTTACGCTTTCGCCGGGGCCCTTGGAAAATCCATATTAGCGTATTGTTGTTTAAGCAATTTGTAATGAGCGTACGCTAATTGGACTGAACCTGTCCAGAAACACAGGTTAGAGGCAGCCGCGAATTTCGAAACATTGACGGAATGGGTGGTTTTCGCTGCATAGTGTAGATTGTTCCACACATCTAAATCACTATCAGCATTCAGTTGTATATTGCGGGGATTGCACAACTGCAAAAACAATTCAAAAGACACGGCTAACTCACCATCCATGAAGGAGGGCAATATGTCGTGCTCCCGCCACTGGACTCGGCGACTGCGAAAGATTGCAGACACCGCGTCCATGTGCTTCAACTCCCCCTGACTGAGTGAATGGGGGCGTAGGTCTGTCGTCTCATCAAACAGAGCTACGGCTTTCACAAATGTATAGCTGGTTGTTGAGGCCCAGCTATGATAAAAGAGAAAGACGAGTCGGACCAAGAAATGGCTAATTGGAATTACAATGCCGGCCCTCAGCAGCCAGCCTAGCCAACTGAGGAACCCAGGCGGTTCGCGCGTGAAATACCGTGTTCCAAACACTGGTGAATAGACGGAGTAACCACCAAAGCGAAGAGAATATGTATAATCCTCGCTTGTGAAGGCTGCGCAGAAGTAGTACAACATGTAGGCTAAACATATATAGACTCCACAGTTGCGAACTAACATCCACCAACCAATCTTGGCTTTCTTTCCGTACGATAGGCTAAACCCTTCAGCTAAGTCATGTATTCTCTTGACATACACGGCTTTTGCTGCTGAGTTCGCTGCATCCGCTAAAACTTTAGCTTCTTCTGCAGCCTTTGCCTCACGCTCGAGACGTTGATGGGCTTGGTCTTGTTCGAGCTCCTTTTGAGACTTAACGAAGTCTTTGAGAGCATCTTTTGCACCATCGAGTTGGTCGACGAGGTTTCGGTTCTCGTCAACGAGCTTGGCAGAAATTGAAGAGTTCTTCTGCTTCGCTTGCCATTTTCCGCCGCGTTGAGTTTTGCTTGCGACATTCTGGGAAAATGACCGATGTTGATTGGGATTGCTTGAACTTCCCAAATTGTTCCCCCTGCCATTTTTGTTTTGTAAATGGGGGTTGCCGGTGGCACATTGTCGGGCCAGATGGCCTCGCTTGTTACAGTTGTAACAGGTTTTATCACCTCCATCTCTGGAAGTGATGTCATGCTTATTTTTCAAAGAGGC